GCAATGCACGAGGAAACGATCCAGTCCTGCGACAACTGGCTCAAGATCAACGGCTGGGAAGCATGAAACTACCCCAGTTCTCACCTGACATCGAGTGGAAGGCCCCGGCCCTCTCCTCGCTACCCTCTTGGGCTGACGCCAAGCGGATCTGCATCGACATCGAGACCAAGGACCCTGACCTCAAGGCCATGGGCCCAGGCGTCCGGACCAACGGTCATGTGATCGGTGTGGGCTTCGCGATCGAGGACGGGCCCAAGGCCTACCTCCCGATGCGTCACCAGGGTGGTGGGAACCTCGACGAGGCCCAGGTGTGGAACTACCTCCGCGACAACGCGAAGGCGACCAAGGCCACCATCGTCCACGCGAACGGGCAGTATGACCACGACTACCTCCAGGAGAACGGGGTCGACCTCTACCACTGCCCGTGGTTCGACGTCCAGATCGCAGATCCGTGCCTCTACGAGCTGCACATGCGCTACAACCTGGACGTCATCGCCGAGCGATGGGGCCTGCCCGGAAAGGACGAGGCCCTCCTGAAGCGCTGGGCGTCCGTCTATGGCATCAACCCCAAGTCCGACATGTGGCGTCTCCCTGCTGGCGCAGTGGGCCCCTACGCCGAGCAGGACTGCCTGCTGCCCCTCCAGATCGCTAGGCTCCAGGAGAAGGCCATCGAGGAGGCTGGTCTGGAACGAGTGTTCGAGCTTGAGTCGAAACTCCAGCCGGTGCTCCTGAAAATGCGTCGCCGGGGCGTGGCGGTCAATCTCGATCGGCTATCCGTCGTTCGGACCATGGCCCAGGGCCGGGAGCGCGCGATCCTGGACGAGATCACCCGCAAGACCGGGGTCAACCTGGACGCGTCCGACATCAACTCCAGCGACTCATGGGCCCAGGTGCTCAAGAACGTAGGCATCGAGGTCCCCCGGACCAAGACTGGGAAGCCCAGCGTCACCAAGGATATCCTGAAGGCCATCAACCACCCGGTGTCGGACCTGATCACCGAGGCGAAGAAATACAACAAGCTCCACGGGACCTTCTGCAACTCGGCCGAGCGGTTCGCGGTCAACGGCCGGATCCACTGCACGTTCAACCAGATGATCGGCGAGGACGACAGCGGGGACGATACGGACGGAGCCAAATATGGCCGCTTGTCCTGCAAGCAGCCGAACCTCCAGCAGCAGCCCAGCCCCGACAAGGACCCGGTCATCGGGAAGGCCATCCGCGACGTGTTCGTCCCGGACCCAGGGGATGAGTGGGCGTGCTTCGACTACAGCCAGCAGGAGCCCAGGTGGACGCTGCACTACGCTGAGCTGGTGGGCGCACCCATGGCCAAGGAAGCGGCCGACATGTATCGGAACAACCCCCGCACCGACTACCATGGCATGGTCGCCATGATGATCAACCCGGACTGGCCCAGCCTCGACGCCAAGGCCAAGAAGGCCCAGCGCTCCAGCTTCAAGGAGATCTCCCTGGGCAAAGCCTACGGGATGGGCGGAGCCAAGATGTGCAGCAAGCTCGGCTACCCGACCAAGATCATCGTCCGCTACCAGAACAAGTGGCTGCAAGGCGGCACCCCTGAAGCGGACAAGGCCATGAAGCACGGCGGCTTCGCGGTAGAGGTCGCAGGAGAAGAGGGGTCGGAGCTGATCAAGAAGTTCGACAAGGGCGTGCCCTACCTCTCGTCCCTGGAGCTGAAGGCTGAGCGCAACGCGATCATGAATGGCTACATCCGCACGGTGGGTGGGCGTCACTGCCACTTCCCGCCGCTCGCGAAGGGGAAGTTCGTGAAGCGCCAAGACCTCACCACCTACTTCGACTGGGTCCACAAGGCACTCAACCGCCTGATCCAGGGAAGCGCAGGTGACCAGATGAAGCAGGCCATGATCGACCTCGACGCAGCGGGCGTCCCCATCCAGCTCCAGGTGCATGACGAAGTGGATCTCTCCATCCAGAGCCGTGACCAGTGCAAGGAGATCGTCGAGATCATGCTGAACGCAATCCCGTGCTCAGTTCCCCACCTAGTCGATGTCGAAGTAGGCCCAAGCTGGGGCCGATGCGAGGAGATCCAGATATGAACTACAGATGTGACCAACTCCCGCACGGGCTCCTGGAAGAGGCCCGAAGGCGGCTCGTATGCAGCGCCGACGATCTGGAGGTATACACATGGCCCGAGACGTTCGGCTCCACAGCCGGACCCCACGGAGGTATCGGTGGGCAGGCTATCTCCACCTTCCAGGTATGGGGCTTCTACAACAGCGCCTGGGACAAGCAGAGCTGGGGCGGTGTGCTCTACTGCTCTGGGGTGTGGAAGGGCTGGCGAGACACGTCGAAGCGGGACTGGAGGTCATGAGCTATCCAGCAGGAACCATGGTCCTGACGCCCGATGGGTGGAAGACCATCGAGCAGGTCAAGCACACGGACAAGGTCGCCGAGTGCCACGATGGAGAGCTGGTGTTCAGTAATCCTGTAGACACCTCCTCCCGCGTCTACACCGGCAACCTCGTGAATGTGGACGCCCGCAACTACGGGTTCATCACGACGCCCGACCATGTCCACACCCTGGCGGAGAACCGATACGACAGGTCCCGCAAGGCTACTAGCGCGGAGCTGCACACACTGCGGCACCACTACGTGCGCGTCGCGGCCCCACTGGCCCGACGGGACAGAGAAGTCCACGACCCCGACTTCGCACGCATGGTGGGCATGATGCGCTCGAACATGCTCCTGTTCCTGCGGACCCACATCCTGGTCCGTGTCCAGCTGTCCACGATCCGTCCCTACATGATCGCCCTGATGGACAAGATCGGGATCTCCTACACCCAGAAGGACGCACGCTTCGAGGTGGCCCGCCACCCGAGGCTCATGGCCTACTTCAACGAGAACGGGTTCCTGCGACGCTCGACGCTGCTCCAGCTCGACCAGGAGAGCCTGAAGCTCTTCATCCAGGGCACGATCAACTGGAGAGGCCGCACACGGCCGCCATCATTCTCGACCGAGGTCACCCGGCTGCCACGCAAGGAGACGGCTCTGATGCTCGAACTGTGCGCCAGGGCCGGGATGTCCGCCTGTGAGCGGGTGGTCGACGACCGCTGGCTCCACGTAAAGGTGCGCCCAGAGCGAGAAAACCTGCTCCCCCTGAAGACGGGTGTGATAGACTATTCAGGTAGGGTCTACGACCTCGCCACGCCAACCGGCACTCTGTTCACCCGAACAGCCCACAAACAAGCCCTGACCACAGACGGAACCCTGACACTATGAACGATTCACTCATGATCGACCTGGAGACCTTTGGAAACGGGAACGACGCCGCCATCATCGCGATCGGTGCCTGTATGTTCGATCCACACGGGACGGAAATCGGAGATACCTTTTACAAGGTCGTCGATCTGGAGATCTCCTCCCACCCCGGGGACATCGACTCCAGCACAGTGATGTGGTGGCTGAAGCAGAACTCTGCGGCCCGTGCTGCCCTGACGGACCCCCAGCGGACCGAGCCCTTGGGCAGAGCCCTGACACTCTTCGCCGAGTTCGCCGAGCTGCACAAGGCCAAGACGATCTGGAGCAACGGCCCGACGTTCGACGAGGTGATCCTCAACAGCGCCTATCGCCGCTACGGCATGAAGCCACCCATCCCCTTCCGAGGCAGCCGCTGCATGCGCACCGTCCGCAGCCTGCCCGGAGCACCCCGCCTCTTCATGTCGAATGATGAGGTGGCACACAACGCACTCGACGACGCCATCCACCAAGCCAAGCACGTCCAACTGATCTACAAGGAGCTGTTCCTCTCATGAGACTCATCAAGGCTCTACTCACGTTCCCCGTCCCCTACCTCCTGTCTCCGTTCCTCGCGCTGTGGCTGGTCCTGATCGTGCCGTTCTCGCACACAGTGCCCACCTATTACACGGCCCGGAAGAAGGGCTACGACGTCACCGAGAAGTCCCTCGTGGGATGGGTGCTCGCCGACACCAAGGTCCGCCTCGGGGGCCTCCTATACCAGCTGAAGCTCTGGCCTAGTATCTGGAAGCGCAGCCTGTGAGCGGCGAGCTACGACTGAGGCGTGAGATCGTCAAGATCCTCAAGCCGCTGCACGGCATCCCGGTGGAGAACATCGTGAAGACGGGCACCCCGGACGTGGAATACTGCGGCGGGTGGATCGAGGTCAAGAGGACCAGGGAGTGGCCCGCACGGGCTACGACAGTGGTCAGCCTCGACCACGACCTCACCCTCGAACAACGAATCTGGATCAAGAAGCGATCCAAGGTGGGCGGCACCGTCTGGGTCCTCATCCAAATCGACAAGGCTTACATGCTCTTCCGTGGCTTGGATGCGGTAGAGTTAGTTGGCACAGCGAACAAACAGCAGCTGATCGCAGGGGCAACACATTCCTGCATCGGGCTGGCAGCACTAAAAAGGAACCTCCTCGAATGGGTGAAATGACACCGAACTATGAAGCATCGCTCGACTTCCTCCGCTGGGCCCAGCCCAAGGGGCCATGGGTCTTGTGTGCGATCAGGCTGGACAAGTCCGGCATCGAGACGGCGACCTTCGGAGACAGGGACTCGGACACCCCCATCCTCGCATGGCTGAAGCGCTACGGTGAGGACCACAACCTCTACTGGACGGTCAACAGCGTGATGGGGCCCATGGCCATCAAGCCCGGCCGGAAGGACATCAAGAGCCTGGACTTCCTCCATGTGGACATCGACCCACGAGCTGGCCACGACCTGGAGGAGGAGCAGGACCTGATCCTGAAGCGCCTGGAGGACTTCCAGCCCCCACCCAGCGCCGTCGTCTACAGCGGTGGCGGATATCAGGCCTTCTGGAGGCTCCAGGATGCCCTCCAGATCAACGGCGCGGAAGACGTATACGAAGACGCAAAGCGCTACAACTTGCAGATAGAGCGGCTCCTGGGCGCTGACAGCTGCCACAACGTGGACCGCATCATGCGGCTGCCTGGGACGATCAACAGGCCGGACGCCAAGAAGCGCGAGAAGGGCCGGGTCGAAGCCCTGGCCACCGTCATCACCCAGACGAACCTGTCCTACCCACTGGGCGGATTCACCCCAGCTCCCCAGCTCCAGAACACCAAGGGATTCGAGTCCAAGACCGTGAAGATCGGGGGCAACGTCCCCCGGACCGAGGACCTCAGCAAGCTGCCCGTCTCTGACGTGTGCAAGGTCGTGATCGCCCAAGGCGTGGACCCGGACGACCCGGGACGCTGGGAGAGCCGCTCCGAGCCCCTGTTCTGGGTGTGCTGCGAGCTGGTCCGAGCAGGGGTGTCCGTCGAGCAGATCTTCGGCATCCTGACTGACCCCTGCTGGGAGATCAGCGACTCTGTCCTGGAGAAGGGCAGCAACGCCCAGACCTACGCCGAGCGCCAGATCGAGCGAGCCCAGGAGGAGGCCGTCCACCCCTGGCTCCGGACCCTGAACGATGAGAACGCCGTGGTCACGATCGGCGGCAAGACCCGAGTCCTGGCAGACGTCGAGGACGTCCTCGAAGGTGGACGTCTCCGCTCGCGGCTGGTCTACCAGACGTTCGACGACTTCAAGAACTTCTACAGCAACAAGTTCATCGAGTTCATGGGAGGCAAGGACAAAGACACCCTGGTCAAGATCCCTGTTGGCAAGTGGTGGCTGACCCATGACGACCGCCGCACCTACAAGGGCGTGGTCTTCTCACCCGGCAAGTCCGTGCCCGGCTACTACAACCTGTGGAAGGGCTTCGACTGCGAGGCCATCCCCGGGGACTGCGGCCTCTTCCTGGACCACATCCGTGAGAACATATGCGGTGACAACATCGAGGTGTATGACTACCTCGTCCGCTGGATGGCCACCGCCGTCCAGTTCCCAGCGCAGCCCGGCCACGTCGCCGTGGTCATGCGTGGCAGGCAAGGCACCGGCAAGGGCGCGTTCGCCAACATCTTCGGCAAGCTCTGGGGCCGCCACTTCCTGGCGGTCAGAGATAGTGAACACCTGTTCGGCAAGTTCAACGCCCACCTCAAGGACTGCGTCGTGCTCTTCGCCGACGAAGCCTTCTGGGCAGGTGACAAGAAGCGCGAGGGCATGCTCAAGTCCATGGTGACCGAGGAGCAGATGATGTCCGAGCGCAAGGGCTACGAAGCCGAGCTGAGCGCCAACTACATCCACCTGATCATGGCCTCGAACGAAGGCTGGGTGGTGCCCGCAGGAGTGGACGACCGTCGCTTCCTCGTGCTCGACGTGGCCGACGCCCGGATGCAGGACGTGCAATACTTCACCGCCATCAACAAGCAAATGGACAACGGCGGCTACGAGGCGCTGCTCCACTATCTGATGTCCATGGACATCTCCGAGTTCAACGTGCGCAAGGTCCCCCAGACCATGGCCCTGCGTGAGCAGAAGATGCTGAGCCTCTCGCCCGAAGAGTCGTGGTGGTATACCAAGCTGCTCGACGGCCGGATGTTCGAGGACCAACCTATCTGGGCAGACTACGTCCACTGCACGGCCCTGTGCCACGACTTCATCAATGCCCAGAAGCAGTGGTCCTGGAGCGCCCGAAGCTCGCAGGTGAAGCTGGGCATCTTCCTGACGAAGTGCATGCCAGTCCTGGTGCGCAACCAGCTCGGAGGAGAGCACCCGGTCACCCAGGTGGACGGAGAGTCGAAGATCGTCAACAGGCCCTACGTCTACCGCCTGCCGCCTCTCAAGGCCTGCCGGGAGCACTGGGACAAGAACTTCGGAGGACCATACCCCTGGCCCGAGATCGAGGAAATCCCTGAAGTGGAGGGCCCCTTCTAATGGAGCGCAAGATCAGCTACGCGAAGGTGATCACGGACGAGGCCAAGGCTGGCGAGGGCTGCAAAGCCACGGTGTCAGTGGTCTTTCCGGATCAGTCCAGGTTCGATGAACAGCAGTCCCTGACCCTGGCCCAGGCCCACTTCCTCAAGTGGGCGGCAGCCATGGTATTCTGCGAAGAAATCAAGTCACTGCCCGATCTGGAGGGTATGATTAGGAAACTGATGAACGGAGATACCACACTATGACAAGCAGAATCTACGTCCGAGGTGACATTGCCCAGCCAACGCGGTGCAAGGTCTTCGACGCCGACACGCACATGGAGCTGACCGACATCGTCTTCATGGACATCACCATCGCGGCCATGGGGAGCACCGAGGCCTCGCTCACCCAGCGAGGCACGAATGGCACGACCACCGTGGACGTGGTGCCTGACCCTTACCCATCCGGTAAAGGACGTCCCGGGGACTTCCACCTGACACTGAACGTGGAGCCCGACCACATCCTGGGTGGCACCTCCTACCATGCGAGGGTCACGCCTCATGGAGAGGTGACCCGGAACGTGAAAAAGGTGCTGAGCGACCTGGAGCTGAACAACGCCATCGACCCCAAACGGAGGTCGGAGGACGTGGCTACGTCCGTGCTCCAGGATGTGATGGACTCAGTGATCGAGGACCTAGTCAAGCAGCACCCGATCCCGAGCGGCGGAGTGGCCGGAGCAGTGCGCATGAACAACGCGAGCCAAGCCCCTACAGGCACAGTCACGCATCGCCCGACCACGGGCCTGTTCCCGCCTGCCAAGGACTACGAATACCTCAGCCCCTACTCACCCAGCCCAGAGGCTACGTTCCCGGTCAAGAAGTGCCCAGAGTGCAACGGCAAGGGAGAGGTCGAGCTGTTCAACGGCACCGTGCCCTGTAGCACCTGTGGGCCCGGGGACACCACTACCGTGCGCTTCGGCGACGTCACCATGGTCGTGGCGAAGCCGGACCGTGACCAGATGGACAAGGTCGCAAAGAAGATCGCGGACTACTGGGACGGCGCAGCCCACGCCCACCCATACGAGCCCATCAACTGCCGCTGCGATCTGTCCTACGTCGAGGAGAAGAACTTCGGCGTGACGTCAGCCGAGTTCATCTCCGACAAAGTCTTCCCGCGTGAGTGCGTGGAGAAGGAAAAGTCGGAATGTCCCGACTGCGGGGGCACGGGCAGTGTAGAGTTATTCACAAGCGTAGAAGATTGCAGCACCTGCTGCGACTAACAACCAACCACGGAGATTGAACCATGAATGAGAAGACAACATACAACCTCGAAGACATCACCAAGACCCTGGCCCGCTGGACCCGGAGCATCCTCCTGGCTGACCCCTACCTCACCGCGATCGAGGCCAACCTGCCCGACCAGCCAGAGGGCGACTCCTACCACGACTTCCGGTCTAGCTACGGTGACATCTACCTGGACCTGTGGCAGGCGGAAGCCGTCGCCGATATCGGGCCCTACATGCGTGCCCTGCGGCTCGCCGGGTTCAAACGAGTCAAGAAGGAGGAGGATGCCATCGGCGGAAGTGTCAAGTGGATCTACGAGGCCGGTGAGGGTGATGACAGGGTCGTCGCCACCGTCAAGCTGACACTCAAGATGGGCGAGCAGGCGACCTGCGCCTACGTCGAGGTCGGCAAGAAGGAAGTCCCCGTGATGGAGCTGCTGTGCGGCGAGAAGCTCGAAGCCTGGAACGCGGCGCAGGAGGCGACAGTCTAATGCCCATCAACGCAGAACAGATCGAAGCCTTCCAGAACGGCTACGACCAAGCCGTCATCGACCTCAGCTACGAATACCAGGACAAGGCACCGCCACCCATCTGGGAGGTGCGCATCACCTTCGAGTCCGGCCGGATCCTGCACGTCCGCGTGACGTCAGTGGAGAAGCCCCACTACAGCGGCAAGACCAACTGGTGGCAGATCAAGCCCGAGACCCAGGTCAACATGTCCAAGGTCGAGAGCGTCACGGTCACCAAGCGCCCGTGACCATCTACCTACTTTCCGTGGCGCTCCTGCTCCTGCTGGGCTGCCACATTTACCAAGAACTGAAGAGGAACAACTGATGCACGAAGTCATCCTAGCCTTCCTGATCCCCGCCATCTTCGTCGGCCTGTGGATCTGGCTCGTGCCAACACCCGCGTTGGTAGAAGAGAAGCCCAAGTCCGACATACTGTTCCAGCAGACGCAGCCCAAGATGCTCTACTGCATCGGTGGGCCGAGG